ACGGCAGTAGGGATGCTGCGTTAATGCAGGCCGCAAAGGCAGCAAATTCTAAATACGCAAAAGCCCGGATGTTAGACAAGTATTTTGCGCAGGCAACTCAAAACGCAAAAAAAGGCAATTTAATACCTAAGACTGGTGAGGCGTTTCAAGCCGCTGCTACCAAAATACTGAACAACGACAGGGCCGCTGCATTTTGGTCGCCCGATGAATTGGCCGCGCTAAAAAAGGTTGCTGACGGCACAATAGGCAGCAAAGTATTAGCGACGATTGGCAAGTTGGCCCCTACATCTAACGGCTTAACCTCTGGGATGAGCATTGCCCTTTTGTCTATTCCCGGCAATTTCGCCTATGAAATCATGGGCATGACGGCAGCCTCTTTTGCGAAGTTGGGCTACAACGCTAAAATCAAAACCTCTCGCAAGGCTCTTGAAGATTTGGTTCGCTCTGGCGGCGTTGCGGAGCCTTCAAAAGTTGTAACCAAGGAATTAGTGCAAGACATAGTTGCTAGATTAAGCGGCTTGCAGGCTCAGGAGCTACAATAATGGAACTTAAACCAAAATCACGCAGCGAAATTGAGGCCATTGTTCAGGACGCAATTTCAAGTGCAGTGGACTTCATTGAGAGTGAGATCAGCGAAGACCGGATCAAGGCTCAGCGTTACTACGACGGCGAGGTTGACCTTGGCCATGAGAATGGGCGCAGCAAGGTTGTAGCCACAAAAGTACGGGATACTGTACGTTCTGTGAAGCCAAGCCTGATGCGCATATTCCTCAGCACAGCCAAGCCCGTTGAATTTGTGCCGCGCGGCCCAGAGGACGTGGCAATGGCCGAGCAGGCCACTGAGTTTATGCACCATGAGTTCACCCGGCTGAACGGATACCGTGTCATCAATGACGCCTTCCAAGATGCGCTGGTCAAGAAGCAAGGTATCGTGAAGGCATACTGGATGACATATCCAGAGGCCGAGATATTCACATTCACCGACCTATCCGACGATGAGTACACATATCTGGTGGACGATGACAACGTAACTGTGCTTGAGCATAGCGTTGAGATGGTAATCTCAATGGATCAGATGGGTATGGAGATTGAGCTGCCCGTCCATAGCGTAAAGCTAAGCCGCCAGAAGGAAATGGGCGAGCTGTGCATTGAGAGCGTCCCGCCGGAAGAATTCTTCATTAACCGTGACGCACGCAGCTTTGACGATGCGTATATAGTTGCGCACCGCACAGACATGCGCGCTGGAGATTTGATCGCAATGGGCTACGATCCTGACGTTGTTCTCAAGCTGGATAGCTTGGAGAGCGGGTCAGAAATGACAGAGGCAGAGGTGTATGAGCGCCGTGGCTATGACATGGATACCTCTGACGATGATGAGCAAGACCCGGCGATGCGCAATGTCACTGTGACGGAAGCGTACATGCGCATTGATGCTGACGGAACTGGCGTGCCAATTCTGCACAAGCTCACATGCGGTGGCACTGCCTATGAGTTGCTGGACGTTGAGCCATGCGATGAGTTGCCGTTTGCCAAGTTTGAAATCGACCCAGAGCCACACACATTCTATGGCCGCTCACTGGCCGAGATTGTTATGGATGACCAAGACGCTGCCACATCTGTGCTGCGCTCTATCCTTGATAACGTGGCGATGACAAACAACCCTCGCCTTGGCATCGTTGAAGGCGCAGTTAATATTGACGACGTTCTCAATAACGAGATTGGCGCAATCGTGCGTATGCGCCAGCCCGGCTCAGTCCAAGAGTTGTCCGTTCCATTTACTGCCGGGCAGACACTTGGCGCTCTGACATACCTAGATGGCCTCGTAGAGAGCAAGACAGGCGTTTCCAGAGCATCAATGGGCCTTGACCCAGATGCAATGCAGTCAACCACAAAGGCTGCTGTGCAGGCCACTGTGCAGGCCGCAGCGGGTCAGGTTGAGGTTATGGTGCGCAACCTTGCCGATGGTATGCGCGATCTATTTGGCATCATGCTGCGCTTGATGAGCAAGAATGTTGACGAAGAGCAAATGATGCGGATGAACGGCTCGTTTGTGCCTGTTGACCCGCGCGTTTGGGATCAGTCAATGGACGTGAGCATCAACGTGGGCCTCGGCACTGGACGTGAGGAAGAGAAGGCGATGGCTCTCAGCCAAGCCCTCCAGATGCAAACAATGGTTTACCAAACATACGGCCCGATGAATGGTTTGGTGAGCCTGACCAACATTCGCAACACGCTGGCAGATCAGCTGGCTGTGTCGGGCATACGCAACGCCGACCGTTACTTTGCGCCGATCACGCCAGAGATTGAAATGCAGATGTTGCAGATGCAGCAACAAGCACAGGCTCAGCAGGGTCAAGCCGCTGATCCAAACGCTGCGTTCTTGCAGGCTGAGCAAATGAAGGCTCAGACAAAGGCGCAGACAGACATGGCTAAGTTGCAACTTGAAATGCAGAAGGCTGCCGCAAATGATGATCTCAAGCGGGATCAGATGGCGCAAGACTTGCTGGTTGATGCCGCCAAAATCTATGGCGAATACGGCACAGCGGTTGACGTTGCCCGCGTGCAGGCTGAGCAGGATAAAATGCGCATGATTGGCGGCATGGCTCAGGGAGTGCCGCAGCAATGACAGCAGAAATACGCATAGAGGCCGATGAGGCACGTCGCTTGAAAAACGACACTGCATTTAAGCAGTTCATGCAGAGTGTGCGCGAAAATCAAATGCAGATTTTCGCAAGCAGTGGGGCGGCTGACGTAGCCGCCCGTGAGGAGGCGCACGCGATAATCCGTGCGCTTAACCAGATCGAAGTGAACCTTGACGCCGCGCTTGCGGCAGAGACACTTTTGGATCGCAAACAGAGGAAGTAGCACCGATGGAATCGACTACCCTAGAACAAGCCGCAGAAAGCCTGCTGGCAACCTCCGAGGAAGTATCCGCAGGAGTAGATAATCTTGACGCAGCCGTTGACGAAATTACTGAACCCGATGACGATCAGGTTGAGGAAGTTGAAGCCAGCGGTGAAGAGCAAGATGACGTTGAGGCATCCAGCGAGGATCAAGATGAGTATGATCTTGATGATGCCGAGGTTGACGACGAAGACCCTGTGGAGGCTACTGAAGACACCACTGTTTTCTCCGTTAAAGTTGACGGCAAGGAAGAACAGTGGACACTGGATCAGTTAAAGCAATCTGCTGCGGGACAAGCGGCAATTAATAAGCGGTTTCAAGAAGTTGCTGAGGCGCGTAAGCAAATTCAGCAACATGCAGCCGCATTGCAACAGCAGCAACAGCAAATCATGCAGCTGCACCAGCAAGCGCAAAACGGTGGACTGCAAGCTCCAACCCCGCCAACACGCGAGCTATTTGAAAGTGACCCAATCGGGTACATGGAAGAAAAGCTCAAGTATGACGAGGCTCACGCACAGTACGCCCAAAATATGCAGCAACTAAACCAAGTGCAGCAGCAACGGACGCAAGCTCAAGAACAGGCACGTCAAGCCTACCTTCAAGAGCAAGCCGAAATTCTGCAAAAGCACATTCCTGAATTTGCCGACCCCGAAAGGGGAGACAAGCTCAAGAATAGTTTAGTCCAAACTGGCGTTCAGTACGGCTTTACGGAGCAAGAAATGTCGGCGGTTACAGACTCACGTTATGTGCGGGCATTGAATGATGCGCGCAAGTACCGCGAGCTGGTTGCGAAGCGCAAAACAGTACAGGCCAAAGGCGAGAAAGCCCGGCCAGTGGTGAAAGCTGGAGCGAAAAAGCGAAATGATGGCAACGCTGCAACTCGTAACAAGGCGAAAACTCGCTTGCAGAAAACTGGCTCAATTGACGACGCATTGAGCTTGATCTTAAATCAGTAAGTCTTTGAAAGGACACACCAATGGCACAGCCAGCAAACACATTCGACAGCTATGATTCTGTCGGCATCCGTGAAGACCTCAGCAATGTTATTCATAACATTTCCCCAGAGGAAACTCCATTTTACAGCAAGTCTGCTAAAAAATCTGCCAAGAACACTTTGGTAGAGTGGCAGACAGATAGCCTTCGTGCTTCCGCTGCAAACGCTCACATTGAGGGTGACGCAACAGCAGGCGAAGCTCGCTCTGCAACAACACGTCTCGGCAACTACACACAAATCTTTAAAAACGCTGTTGTCGTTCCAGACACAGACGAAGGTTTGGACAAAGCTGGTCGTGCAAAAGAAGTTGCATACCAAACTTTGAAAATCGCCAAAGAGCAAAAATTGGACATCGAAAAAGCACTTTTCGACAACAATGCTCGCGCTGCTGGTAACTCCACCACAGCCCGTGAACTTGCTGGCGCTCCTGCATGGATCACCACCAACACCGACTTCGGTGCTAACGAAGGTGCTGACCCAACTGGCGACGGTACAGACGCTCGTACAGATGAGACCACAACTTTGGTTGCGTTCTCGCAGGCTCGTTTCGACGGCGTTATGCAGTCCATCTGGGAAGAAGGCGGCAAGCCAGACACAGTTTACTTGTCTGCTTTCCAAATGAATGTAGCTCTGGGCTTCACAGGTAACAACAACCAGCGTTCAGCAGTTCAAGCTGGCGATGAGCGTGTTATCAAATCCTTGGCAGTATATGTAACCCCTTGGGGAAGCGTAGAATTTATGCCAAGCCGTGAGAACCGCTCCCGTGACATCTTCATCATGCAAGATGATATGTGGGAAATCGCATCCCTGCGCGGCACAAAGAACGTAGCTTTGGCAAAAACTGGCGACAACACTACTCGCCAAGTTGTGACAGAGCTTACACTTTGCGCCAAAAACGAAGCTGCCAACGGCGGCATCTTCGACAACACAACTTCTTAATTGTGTAAATTGGGGGCGGCCTGTGTCGCCCCCTTTCACCATCTGGAGGCTTAAATGAAAAAAGTTATTGTAAATGCGCTGAAAATGAAGTGCAGCAAAGGCCGGATTGAGAAGGGCGAAACAGTTATTCTCTCCGACGAAGAAATTGAGAAAATCACCAAAATTCGCCCAGCCATCTTAACTGTGCTGGAAGACGTAAAGCCAGTGGCCGCTGCGCCAGCTAAACCCGCAAAAACCAATGGCGCGAAGGTTGCCAAAAAGCCAACTAAAAGGTCGATCAATGTTAAAAGCAAATCACTCAACTAAGGTCTCTGAAAAGTTTACCGTTGACGATGATAAGATCATTATCAAGAAAACCTTTGACGCATCCCATATGCTCAAGGACGCGGCACAAGCGCGTGAAGTGACGCAAAACAGCTTTGGCTCGGACTATAAGCACGTTGGCAACGTAGACATGGGTTTGCTGGCCGTATGGCTTAAAGAGGCAGGCGTATCATGGACTGATACACAAGCGGTCAAAGATGTGTTAAAACGTAAGTTGGCAAGCAACGAATTTAGCGCCCTTCGGGTCTGGGAAGGCAGTTACTAAAATGGAAATGGACGCGATCTTGAATATACTTTTTGGAGTCGTAATCGCTGGCATTAGCTGGTGGTTAAAGACACAACGTGAGGAGCTGGATCGCCTTCGTATTCTGCTGAATAGAACCCGCGAAGAAATGGCTAAAGAATACGTCACAAAGTCTGACAGCTCTGAGGTTCTTTCTCAAATTATGAATAAGTTTGATCGGCTTGAAGAGAAAATTGACCGACTAATGGAGCGGTAATATGATTGAGGTTCTCGCTCTCGCAAGTGCGGTTAGCACTATCGCAGGCGGGATCAGCTCCGCCGTTCAGGCTGGCAAGGACGTTGGCTCTGTTCTGCCGCAGTTTGGAAAGCTGGCCAAATTGGAGGCTGACATTCACCTCGCGGAGCAAGGCCGACACAAAGGCCCACTTGGCAGGCTTACCTCGACTGAGGAAGAGGGCTTTGCAATTGCCAATGCCAAAATGAAGCACAAGGAAGCGATGGACACTCTCCGCAGCCATTGCCGGCTGTACGGTCCACCGGGCATGTGGGAGACGGTGCAACGTGAAATGGGCGCAGCCAGAGCGCGGCAGAAACGTGCGCTTGAGGAGCAAGCTGCAAAGCGTGACCGCATTTTCTACTTCATCACAGTTGCAATCGCCTGCACAGTTTTTGCTGTGGGCAGCGGCGGCTTGTTTTGGGTTGCAGCTTTGCTTGCGGATGAGGTCAGATAATGTGGTTATTACTTTGGTTCCAACTTTCTGCAAACGTCATTCACTTTGAGGTGGGTCAATATAGCAGCGAGAAAGAGTGCTTTGATGAGCTGGCTCGCGCGGCGGTTCTGGTGACGAAGAACAATGAATATTTGCAGTGCTTTAGGATAGCAGGAGATGCTAAATGACTGAATATGACTTGAATGGCAACGGCAAGATTGATCCAAATGAATATGAGATCATGCTGGAAGACCGCCGCCGACGCATGGAAGACGCAGACGCAAAGCGCGACACGCAGCGGCGTCTAACTACTGCCTGCGCTTCTGGTATGCTGTTATACCCTTTCGCCATCGTGGGGGCCTCTGCGGCGGGTCTAAGCGATGCCGCTGGCCTGATTGCGGATATTGCTGCGGTTTATGTTGTGGCAGCTTCAGGCGTTGTCGCTGCATACTTTGGATTTAATGCTATGGAGGCCAAGAAATGATCGGTCAGATAATCGGATCACTCGGAGGGCTTGCAACAAGTTATCTTGATAGCAAGGCTGTGGTTAAAAAAGCGGAAGCTGAGACCAAGATGAAAATCGCCACTGGCGAGATCAGTTGGGAGCAGGCTGCTATCGAGGCCAGCAACAGTTCGTGGAAAGATGAGGCTTGGACCGTTGCGTTCATAGCCATCGTGCTGGGCAGCTTCATACCGGGCATACAGCCTTACATGGCGCAGGGTTTTGCTAATCTGGACGCTGCGCCGCAGTGGTTTCAGTGGGCAATGTACGCTTCGATTGCGGCGAGCTTTGGTATCCGCACGGTGAAGGGGCTGAAAAAGTAATGGAAAACGTCAAGCTACCTCTGGCCCTCGTGGCGGCTAGGGCCGTGCAGTTAGCGGCGGGTGTCTGGTGGGTAAGCCAGCAGGCTGCAACTATTGCCAGCCTAGAAGAGACTGTCGGTCAAATAGGCTCTCGCATGGCCATTGAGGACAATATTAACCTCAAGCGTGACGTGCAGGACAATGCTATGGAGCTTCAATATGCTTTCGATGAGATTGACGACCTCTGGGATGAGCTGGGGTCTATGACAATGGCCATTGGCGAGATCAATAAGCTGAAGGCGCGAATATCGGTCATAGAAAGTGAGTTGAAATACATCGGTCGAGACCACATGGATATGAAAGGCGGAATGAAGTAATGTTCCTCGCGGCCCTCCTGATATGCTCGACATTGGAGGCGCAATCCTGTGTGGTCGTCGCAAATACGAACAATATATGGTACAACGAGGCTAATTGTCAGGCAGACGCGATGAACTTGGCGCTTGAACTGGTTGACAAGGGCTTTGCCGTAAGGCCGTATTGTTTCAAAGTTGGAGAAAACACATGAGTAGAGCTACACCAGCGAAGGGCAAGGCCCGAGTTAAAGTTACATCAAGCGGGCGTAAAGTCAGCTACGGGCAAGCGGGCAAAGCGAAAGACGGCGGGCCACGGGTCAAGTCCGGCACGTCCAAGGGCGATGCGTATTGCGCACGCTCTGCCGCGCAGAAGAAAAAGTTTCCCAAGGCTGCGGCTGATCCAAACAGCCCGCTAAATCTTTCACGCAAGCGCTGGAAATGCTCCGGCACTAAATCGAAGAGGACTTAATGAAATGGGACTGTATTCAAACATTGCTAAAAAGCGTGCGCGCATTAAGGCCGGAAGTGGCGAGAAAATGCGCAAGCCCGGCACTAAAGGAGCGCCAACGGCCAGTGCATTTAAAAAGGCTGCCAAGACAGCAAAGAAAAAGGTTAAGAAATGAGCAAGGCAATGGCTAGCCTCCAGACTAAAATCGGGTCAACTCCCGATGGTGAGTTTGGGCCAAATACGGCGCGAGCAATCGCAAAGTATTTTAACTTATCCCCAGCGCGCGGCGCGCATTTGATGGGGCAGGCGTCACACGAAAGCGGTGGCTTCAAGCGCACCCGTGAAAGCCTGTACTATAGCTCACCAGAGCGCATACAAGCTGTGTGGCCCTCGCGCTTCCCAACTGTTGAAGATGCAGAGCCATACGCCAAGAACCCAACCGGGCTTGCTGGCAAGGTTTACGCTGGCCGCATGGGTAACGAGAATGAAGCGCAGGCGAGCCTATACATTG